TCTACAAGATGGTCATTCAGACCGCCGTAGATGGTGGCGTCCTCGAAGCTCCAAACGATGAGGAATTCATCAACAAACTCAAAAGCGTTCGCGACCTTGGCGAAGCTGAGGACATGGAAGACGGCGAGGACGTTGACGCCACGGGCGAAGAAGACGAAGAACCGAAAGAAGATCCGAAGAAAAAACTGTTGGCTGAGATCATGCCGAATGGGAAGATGGAAATGCCGTCCGAGATGTTCTTCGGATGCGATATGTCGTGGCCGGATATTGTTCATCGCGACATCAAATCTCATACCGATGCGCTGGCCGTTGCTCGATCCAACGGATGGATCGCCGACCCGACCGCATCGGCCGCTCTCGGTTACGACTACGCGGAGGAGGTCCGCAAACAGAAACAGGTCGAAGACGAAGCGGAACTCGACGGGAACCCTCTGCTCGGAAAACAGGCGGGGTTCGGAGACGAAGCGGAAATGGACGCTGAGATGAATGACCTGATGAAAACCATGACGCCGGAAGAAAAAGAAAAATTCATGGCTGACAAGGCCAAAGAAAAAGCGGGAGTCGGAGGCAAAGCAGATGGGGCCGCGTAAACCATTGGGTTGTTAAGGAGGATCGAATGCCAGTAGCAAAATTGGGACAGAGTTCAATCAACGAAGTGAATAATATCCAGCAGAAGCATTGGGATATCGACATGAAGATCAGGGACGTATTGGCCGCCGCGCCGCTGAATGTCAAACAAGTTTTGGCGAGCCGATTGCCTTCTATCGTGAACGAGATCGACTCCGAACTCAAAGCGAATATGCCGCAAATATGAAACTTGGAGAGCAGGTACACAGCAAGAACGTTAAACAAGTTCTTCGGTCATATCCAGCTTCCATCGGATCGAAGAATTGGCCGGAGATCATGCGCCTCGCCGACAAGGATTTGGACGCCGCCTTGGAATTGGCCGCCAGAGGCGAAGTGAACAAGAACGTGGCCGCTCGCAACGCCGTGGCTCGCAGGATGCGCCTCGCCCGCGCTCCCCTGTTCGTTCGGCTGAACGATGCTGAAAAAGAAATCCGTACGTTGTTTTCCAACGAAGCAAATGCAATGTATGAGTTCGTTTTGCGGCACGGAGACTCCATCGGGAAAATACCCCGCATCAACATGAGGGTTCGTCTGATGGGCATGGTAGTGAAGAAGGAACTTAAGCGGATTATATACGCGCTCATCAAAGACTCGGCGAAAATGGGATTCAAGAACGCTGGCGAAGCACTGCTCCCGATCTTCAAAGACAACCGCGAATCGTTCAAGGGCGCGGAAGAAAACCTGTATACCGACCGGCTTTTGTTCGAGGCCAAGCTGTCTGTATCGCTGAATGCCACGCTCGCTTCACGCGACCCACGCGCAAAAACATCGACCGCCAAGTGGTCGAAGAAGCAGTCTCAGGTCATCAGGAACATCGCCAAAAAGAATCTGGCAGGGCAAACATTTTCCGAGCGCGTCGTTGACCTCTCGTCACGCGCCGAAGCCGATCTTCGCCGGATCATCGCAAGCAAGATTTCTCAAGGGGAGAGTCCGTTCTCCATCGCCAAGACCGTGAAAAAATACGTCGCTCCGTATAACGCGGACGTTGATGCTCAGGTCGGGCCGGGCCTCTACAAAAACCCGTTCTCGAACGCCATGAGGATAGCGCGGACGGAGACCAACCGCGCATACGCCAAGGCGTCTGCCGAGTTTGCTAAAGGGAAGACGTGGCTCAAAGGCTTGATGGTCACGCTGTCGCCAGCGCACGAAGATGAAGACGTGTGCGACGACTGGGCGGGAAAGATACTCTCGCCAGAGGAATTCGAGGACGTCGTTCCGTTCCACCCGCATTGTATGTGCTACGGGACTTATATTTTCAAAGATGACGTTCTCGCAGGAGGAGAAGAAGAATGAGCAAGAAAAATGGTTTCATCAGTTTTGAATTTGCGTCGGACTTGGAGGAGGCGGCCAGAACAGCGGTCGTCAACAAAGAGCGAGGCGTGATTGAGGGAGTGGTCATCCTGACCGGTGAGAAGGTTTCTCGCAACAAGACCTTCTACACGAAGCAAGCTCTTTCGGAAGCGGTGCAACGCTACGAAGGGGCAAAGATGTTCCTCGACCATCCGAAACCCGGCGACGGGGAAGTTCGGTCGGTGAGAGACTTCGGCGGCGTTTACAAAAACGTCCGGCTTGAGGAAGGAAAGTTCCTCAAGGCCGACCTGCACTTAGTCCCAAGTGACAGCGTGCGAAACATCGTGTTGCCGATAGCGGAAGCCAAACCCGCAGGGGTAGGGCTTTCCATCCGCGACCGCGGACGCGGCCGTGAGGAGAACGGAGTTTTCCTCGTGGAAGGTTTTGCCGCGAAGGGATCATTCTCAATCGATCTCGTCACCGAAGCATCGGTGAATGAGACATTGTTCGAATCAACTCAAGGAGGAGAAGACATGGACTTATCTAAAGTCACCCTCGACGAATTGACGACGGGCAATCCTGCACTGGTGGAGTCGATCAAAGCCGGTGAACGGAGTGCCGTCCTCAAGGAGTTGGAGGAAAAGATCAAAGCGGGAGAAGAAGCCCCCAAGCTCTTGGAAAAGAGCAAAAAGGCTCTGGCCTTGGCTGAATCAGGTCTGCCGAAGGAAGTCGTTGAGAAAGTCAAACCTCTCATCGAAGCTGACAGCATGACTCTGGAACAAGCCAACGGTCTGATCAAAGCACAGAAGGAAATTTTGGAGAGCGTCAAACCGGCTCCCGCTGGAAAGAAAGATCCTGCGGTGAACGGTCATGGCGGTTCCAAAGATGAAAACCTGCAAGAAGCAGAGCTGCCGTCGGAAGACGAATTGGCTCGAGCGATTCAGGGATAGCGACAGGAGGAAACGAAAATGGCTAATGACTTCAAAGCCTTGCGTGGCGTTGAAACGCTCCAAGCACTGCCTATCGCTTCTGGTGTCGTCGTCGATATCGGAGATCACCTCAAACTCTCCGGTGGAGTCGTCGAACCAGTGGCCGCCGCAACCGACAACCTCGCCTTCATCGGCGTAGCGAAAGAAGCACATCGCTCGACTGATGGTGCGGGGAAGATCACCGTAGCTCTGCCCAACGCAGAAGCGATTTACAAGGTTCAACTGGACGCCGCATCCACGTGGGTGGTCGGCGATCTGTTTCAGTTGAGCGGAGAACAGAAATTGAGCAAGAACACCACCGATCCGGTGGCTGTTGCCGTGAACAAAGGGACGAGCGCGACCGAGGTCGAGGTCATTTATCTGCTCCCCAACACCGCCGCCGGACTTCGGTTCGTCGGTGATGCAAGCTGATCGCAACCCACAGGAGGAAAAAACAATGCGTGAAATAATCAACCTCGTTGAAGCATACGAGAAAAAGCACAATCCAAGTGGGACGTCTGCTGGTGCGCGAGTCGCACATCAGGAGATGGCGAAGGACATCAAGAAACTCGTTGAGGCCAAAAAAGTTGATCCGTCAAAGATCAGCCTGAAAGCCCTCTGGGAGAATATGGTGACCAAAAAGAACCTCGAAGAAAACATTTCTTCTTCTGGGTTCCCGACCATCGCTGGCGAGATCATTTCGTCCGTGATCATCGCCGCTTATCAGGCGTTTCCGAAAGCCGGAGACCGCTTGGTTCGCACTGTCCCGTCGAAACTCAAGGTGAGCAATATTGCCGGATGGAAAGCCATCGGTAAAATCTCGGCCTTGAATGAACGTCAGCCCTACGGACAAGTCACTCCGCCGGACGAAAAGACCGTCACCATCAAGAATCAGAAATACGGTGGCGTTCTCGACCTGACCAAAGAATCCATCTTCTTTGATCAGACCGGCGAACTGATGAACAACGCCCGTGGCCTCGGCGAAGAAGGCGCTCGGTTCCGTGATGAACTCATCATGAACTGCGTCTGCAACGTGAACGCCGACGCCCTCTCTGGCGGCGACCTGTACACCGTTGGCAACGACAACCTCATCACGTCCAACCCTCTGGGAACGACTGGATGGGAAAACGCGCACGTCGAACTGCTCGACAAGAAAGACGACACAACCGGGAAACCGATCTGGGTCTTTGGCGAAAAGCCAATCATGATCGTGCCTTCTGGTTTGTATCCGACGGCTTGGAAGCTCCAGATGAACGAGTACTCACCTCTCGGAACGGCTAACCTCGACAAGAACATGGCTCAAAACATGTTCGACATCGTAGTGAATCCGTACTTGGCGAAAGCCTCGACCGACTGGTGGTACGGCGGGTTCAACCGTCAGTTCCGCTGGGAAGAAATCTGGCCTCTGGAAGTCTTCACCCGTGTGGGTCAGGACACCTCCGAAGGTTTCGGCCAAGACATCGTCCAGCAGTTCAAAGTGTCGTTCTACGGTGGATGCGGCGCGGTCGATACCCGCTACGTCCTCGAGAACAACGCTTAAGGCTGGTGACGCCATGAGAAAAGTGACGCTCGCACTCGTTGCGGTCGTGGCTTTCATGGCCATCGCCTACGCGGCGGCAACGAAGTTCACCAATGTGACGGTGACTGGGGATCTCTCTGTCGAAGGGCAGGGAACCATCGCCAAACTCACCATCCCAGAAGTGAATGTGTTGACGTCCACGCCGACGGTCGTCGGGCAGATTGTGAGGGATTCGTCCTTCAAGGTCTACATCTCGACGCTTACAACCGGCGTGAACGGATGGCAGAAGGTCGGGACTCAAAGCTAATTGAATTGGGATCAAGGGGGCTGGCCCATCTCGGCGGGCTGGCCCCCGCGACCCATAACAGGAGGACACAATGGCAGATTCAGTGGCAATTAAAACCATCGCGTCTGGAAAAGATAAGTCGATCTTTTTGCTGACGAATCGAAGCGATGGAACCGGGGAAACCTCGGTGACGAAAATCGACATCTCGGCTCTGCCGGGTGCGCCTTCTCGCGTAAAGATTTCTCGGCTCGAATGGGCCGTCGAAGGGATGTCCGTCGAATTGTTCTTCGACCGTTCATCGCCAGACCGCGCGTTCATTTGCGCTGGGCAAGGCGCTCTTTCGGTTGAAGGGATCCAAGACGACGGGACAGGTGGAACCGGAGACATAAAACTCAGCACAATCGGACACACCGCCGGAGACACTTATTCGATCATGATCGAGGTCAAGAGCGAACAATGAGCGTAGACGAACTCCTTGCTCAGTTGGTTTTTTCCGCATCCGGCAAGGATGTTCGGATCGCTTACACCACGGCAGGAACGCCTGTCCAGACCGTGATCGAATACGTCGGCGTCACAGCGGCCGTGAACGGTCCAACAGATGCGGAAATTTGGTTCATCACGAAACTGCAATACGACTCATCCGCGTGTTGCATACGGGCGCGAAGCCTGTCCGTGAAAAAGAAGTGGGACGATAGGGCGTCCTTGTTCCCGTGATATGTCAAACCAATTCCGATACAACCCGCTCACAGGACGCCTCGATTTGGTCGGGGATGGGAGCGGAGGAAGTGGCGATGTGGTGATGCCTTCGACGATATTGGCAAAGGCAATCGCTCCATCAGTTGCCGCATCGGTCAAGACGACCGTGGTGACGCTGGCCGCCGCCGTAACAGACAGATACATCACGGCAATTTTTTGTTCTGGGATGGAGTATGCAAAATGGTTTCTCGTCCGCAATTCAGCCGACGAAATCATCCAGAGAACAGGACCAGATCGCGACCAGCCCTTCCAATTCGCCAGCCCGTGGAAAATTCCAGCGGGTGATGTGATCGACGTGAAAGTGGAACACTTCGTCACAGGAGAGACGCCAGATTTTGAAGCGTCGATCATGGGGTACTGACATGGCAGACATCGGGATAGCTAAAAACTGGCTCGTGAGTCCGACCAAAGAGATAGACGACATGTGGGTTAAGGTGCAGATCCAAGAGAAGCGTTCGCAGATCGTTCGCTACACTCAGGACATTGAAGATTTGCAAAAGGGACGCATCCTTGACTTGCAGGCAAAGATCAAGATGTGCGAGTTGGAAATCCTTAAACTGGAAAACAAACTCGCCATCGAAATCGACTTAAACGAAAATTCTCAAGGAGGACAAACAAATGGCTGACGGTCATTTTCCAACACTCGTATCAAAAGACAGAAACGCAAACGTGGTCGGCAACCCGATCTGGATCGAACTCTCAGACGGAACAAACGCTCTCCACAAGGTCGTTGACGTAGCGGCAGGCGGCTCTGATGCAGGCGTAGCGATCCTCGCGGTTCGCGACGATGCTCTGACAGCTCTCACTCCGGCAGACGGAGACTACGTTCAGCTTCGCGTGAATGCCAACGGCGCGTTGTGGGTCGAAGACGTGAACGGCGCAGGCTCTGGGCCGTCCAAAGACGACGATTCGGCCTTCTCGATCGGCGTTGACAAGGTTTCCCCCGGCGGCTTCTTGGCCGATGAAACGGCTCCTGACTCCGTGAATGAAGGCGATGTTGGTATCGCTCGAATGACGCTTGACCGGAAACAGCTCATCGTTTTGGTTGACGCTACCACTGATGCCAATCGTCTTGCGATTGACGCTTCCGGCCGAGTAACGGTCAACGTCAACGGCACTGTTCCTGTTTCGGCGACTGATCTCGACATTCGCGACCTCACTCTGGCTCTGGATTCCGTGAAGATTTCCGGCAACACAACCGCCAACGGCCCAACCAACCCCATCTACGTTCAGATGGTTGACGTTGGAGTCCTGTCGAACGAAGTCCACAGTTATGACACTTCGGTGGATGTGGCCTCCGACACGGGAGACAACCACGACTATGCCGTAACCGGAACCACGTTCCTCTTGAAGGGCGTGTGGGCTTCGGCTTCGGGCGGCCTTAAGGTGACAGTCCAGACTGGTCCCGTGGCCTCTCTGGTCACCATCGCCGTCGGGTTCATTCCCAAAGAAGGCGGCAACTGTTTCATTCCGTTCAATCCTCCGCGTGAGGTTCCCGTCACTTCGACTGGCACCGTGCGAGTGATTCGGACGAACCGCCAAGGACAAGCTCAGGACGTCTACTCGACGATCATGGGTAACGACGTAGCGTAAAAAATTCAATCGGGCGGGGGAGGGCGGCCTTCGGGTCGCTCTCCCCATGACCACAAGGAGACAACATGGCAGACATAGACTTGCAAGGAAGAAAGCCGGAGGATATTCCGGCGGTGACGGAGAATCCGAATCCAGAGAAAACGGTCAACGTCGAGAAAACTCCCGTACCGGAAGCAGGTCGGAAACTCAAAGAAACTCCGTCGGGAGTTGAACTTCGACCGACCATGCACGTCCAAGGGAATGAGTTGATCGTTTTGGTTCAAGTGCTTTCGAGCATCAATCGCAACCTCGCTTTTTTGGCGAGGACGGTTCACGAATTTGCTCACAAAGATGATGTGAAGAAAAATGGCTGATTTGCCGAACATCGAGAAGAACCGCACCGTCATCGAGGGGCCAACAGGCATTGATGCCAATGTGACTGCCGAGGGAAACACGCCGGCAGACATTCTTCGTGTCGGAGGTTCTGCTCTAACGCTTGGTCAAAAGACGATGGCCAATTCGGTTCCCTTTACAATGGCATCCGATCAGCCTTCCATTCCTGTCACTGTCCAACCACCGGCGACTGGAACGCCAGTCTTTAAGACGGGATCGCTTATTACGACAGCGACGACCGCCGATCAAGTGGTTCTAACGTACACCGTAACATCGGGGAAAATTTTTTATTTGCAATATGTGCAGATGAACGGGTACAGGACATCGCTTCCTGGAAATGTGAACCCTATATTCCTTGGCTCCATGAGCGCTGAAACTCCAAGTGGGACTAAAATAATAACAGTCGATAGGTTCCACGCTCCATCAAACGATTCGCCCGTTGCTTTGAATGTCCCTATTCCCGCCGGAACTGTTATCCGTGTTGTCGTGACTCCTTCGGCGGCAACCAGCACAACGTGGAGAGCGAACTTTGGTGGTTATGAGGTGAACGCATAATGCAATCAATGGAAATCGCATCATGGAGTGATTTCAAATCTCTGGTCGCGTCCAAAAAATTGCTCATGCAGTATTCTGTCGGAGCAAATTCTTACGACATCTTTGCGCCAGAAGCGAATGTCCTCTTGTGGCACGTTACGGTCGTTTCCGGCACAGCTGACTACGAAGATTTCGAAGACAACTTCATGCCAACCGCCAACGCTCCTCTTGAGATAAAAGCAGGCACGGCGCGTGTTCATCGCGTTAGCAATTCTCCGCAACCAAATAACACAACCGAGCGGTGGAAAGGCTACGAGATTGCTTGTGGCGCAGAAGATTCCTCGGCATCCCTTGATATTTCATTTGGCACGTTGATCTATTTGCGCGGCGGGATGATTTACTCGAAAGACGTTGCGAATGGCGATAAGGTGAAGGTCGAAATCCAGATGCAGATCAACAGCGTGTGGACGACCATTATGACACCGATGGAGGATTTGTTTTTGGTGAATGGGATGCGTGTTGAAGTCTTATCATCGGAGTGCATGGAGTTTGCGACAACGCTTCGCCTCAAGATCACATTCACGCCCGTGTCAACAGGGACAGCGAAAAAAGTCTACTTCTTGCTGGACTACTATGCATGATCGAACTCAAGGCCGGAGACATCGTGTTCTATCCAGACAGCGGAAAGTGGCAGAACAGAATCTTCACCTTGCTCCAAGTGTGGGGAGGGCAGATGGGGAAAATGTCCAAAGAGACTTCCATGACTCATGTGGGGATGATCTCGACGGAGCCGGATTTGATGATCGACATGAAGTGGCCGAGGCCGAGCTTTCGATTTATCGCCGACGATATGAGAACGAAAATCGTGATGAGGCCCAAGTGCGATGACGCGATCAAAACGAGAGCGATCTATTGGGCGTACTTTCACATCAACGATTCATATTCTTTCTGGCAAATGTTTCTTGGGCAATTTGGCCTCACCCACGTCCACCAAGTCTGCTCAGCATGGGTCGCGAGTGCGTATAAAGAAGCGGGATTCGCTCTGGTGGATGTGGGGGATAAGCTCGTGAGTCCGAACGAATTGGTGTCGTCGGATAAATTGGATTTCATAGAGAGGTGATGCGATGGGACTCGACCAAACAAGTTTGAACACTCAACTCACGGCAATACAGGCAGCGATCACCGCCGCGCTCGCCAACCCGACCGCTAATTGGCGCGTCGGTCAAGTGGAATTCAACCAGCAAGACTATCTCAAATACCTGATGGAAATGCAGAACGATTTGATAAAGCTCATGCGCTCCGAGCCTTCCGAGTCTATCGACACGGTTCAAAACGGAGTCGATCCTCTCGGCCATGACTACGGAGAATACCTTGGGGAGCCGGTAGGATAATGGCTCCTCCTCGCGCCGCCATACGAGGCCAAGCTCAAGTTGTCATCGACGATTGGTCGATCCCCTCAACGGTGTCGAGGTTTATTGCGACGACGGATTCTGCCGGAAAGAAAACAGGAACATTTGTCACGCAAGTGGCGAGCGAGTTGATATGGGTTCAGCCTCTCGGCGGGAATTCGGATATTCGAGAACAGGGATTGAACGCAGAGACAACTCACTTGGCCTTCCAGAAGTATTCTGGGTTCGCGCTCATTCCCAAAGACCGCATCCTCCAATCAGGGGACACGTTCGAGTATGATGTCTTGAGAGCGCATATTTTTGAATCACACCGAATGGCTGAGTTGAAGTTGGTCAGGAGGAATGACTGATGGCGAACGAATTTGAAATAAAAGGGGTCAAGCAAGTTATTCAGAATCTTGGGAAGATCGAGAAGCAGGTCTTCAACAGGATCGTGACTGCTTGTGAAAAAACGCAAGCCCGTGTCGTCAACGATGCGCGGGATGCCGCTCCTGTTTTTATGACCACCCTTCGTCAATCTATCCTCCCCGGAGACATTGAAGTGACCAAGACGGACGTTACGGCTAAAGTGGTTGCAAATGCAGATTATGCTTTGTTTGTTGAATTGGGAACGCGCCCTCACTTCCCGCCTGTGGACGCGCTAAAACCTTGGGCTGAGAAAAAACTCGGAGACGAAAATCTTGCCTTCGTCGTAGCGAGGGCTATATCGCGTCGCGGAACTCCTGCCCGTCCTTTCCTCGGCCCCGCTCTTTTGAAGAACGGTTCTTTCTTTCGCAGAGAGATAATCAAGGCGGTGAACCTGTGAAAGAAGTCGAACAGCTTGTTTATGCTCGGTTGATCGCCGACACAGAGCCGGCCAACGGACTCGTAGCTTTGCTCGGCAACGTAAACAGAATTCTCCACGCTTTCCAGTCTGCCGATCCGTCTGTTCCGTTTTTGACTTTCCACGTTTATACGCAGTCGTCCGGAGGCGTTCAGGGAGACTTCATGCGGACGTTAGAGGTGTTCATCCAATTCAACATCTTCGCCTCGAATTACGCGGACATCACATTCCGCTTGTTCAAACTTTTCAACGGTCACAATTTTGTGGTTCCAACGAACTACATTCAGGTCGGCCAAGTCTCTTGCATCTGGGACTGGGAAGGCCCTGATGGGTTCGACGAGCAGTTGGAGATCCAGAGGAAGGACGTTCGGTACAGGTTCTTCGTGGTTCCAAAGGCGCAGAACCCAATCTAAGGGTCAAAGACCCATAAGGAGGAAGCAAAATGTCAGGAAACAATCAAAACGCATACGCCGAACCACGACGCTTGCTGTTGGGTCTTGGCGACCTATACATCAACGACGTGTTTGTCGGAAACCTGAAAGAGACGGTGACCTTCACGTTCACACGCTCATACGCTTATCAGCGTCCGGGCAACAACGTGGCAGATGTCAAAGGTGAAGTGGTCGGAGAAGAATGCACACTCGAAGCATCGGTGTGCGACCTGAAACTCTCGCAACTGCGCCACGCCCTCGGCATCAACGAAGCCGTTGATTCGACGACCGACAAACGCCTTCGCAACCGCGAAGTGTTGAGGCTGTCTGGTGTTGTATTCACGTCGCCAGCAGAGACGATCCTGTCTGGTTCGCTCAGCGTGTTCTCCCTCGACCGAAAAACCGAATATGTCGTGACGACCGATTACGTTTTGTCTGGTTCGCCATCCGACATTCGCCGCGTTTCTGGTGGAGCTATCTCAGCCGGACAATACGTCGGCCTTGAGTACGACTTCTCAGACGCGGGAGCCGCAAGCCTTCCGTTCGGCGGGGAAACTCGTGCGCCCAACACGTTTCAGCTTGATTTTACCCATCGTGATTCGACGGGAAAACTCTGGCAGATCACTCTGTTCAAAGCTATGACCAGCACCGAGTTGGAAATGGCCTTCAACGAAAGAGAATCGGGCGACTACACTGTTCACAACATCATGTTCAAGGCGTTGGTTGACACTTCGAGGCCGGAAGGAAAGAACCTCGGAGAAATCATCCAAGAAGACGCGACCGCCTAAAATATCCTTAACCCCAAGGGTTAAGAGAAAAGGAGACGTAAGAGCCATGAGCCAATCGTCAACATTAGAGAACCAAGTCGCAGAATTGAAGCAGGCCGGATTTCCAGTCAGATCCGGCGTGAGAGCTTTTCGTTCAGAGAAGGGGGGAGCGGACGTCAAGGCAACCGATTCGTGGTTGCACCGATGGGCCAAGCACGCCGCGCAGAATTACGCGCTCGTGTCGAAGTCCAGAGGCGTCCGCTTCCTCTCGGGCTCTTGCGAAGGGATGCCTGCCGTCGTCGTTGGGGTTGGGCCAAGCCTCGACGCCAATTTCGACACGCTGAGATCGCTCAAGCGTAAGGCCGTCATCATCGCCACTGATGCGGCCTTCAAGCCGCTTCGGATCAACAACATTACGCCCGATCTCGTGATCTCGTTCGACTGCAAGAAGGAGCAATCCGTTTTGTGGGATGGACTGATGACGGGAGTGCCGATGGTGTTCGATTCCTGCGCCCACCCAGACGTCATCAAATCGTGGGTTGGGACGAAACTCTTTTTCAATCACTGGCACACGACCGACGAATTTTCTGAGAAACTTCTGCCATACATCTACCCCGACATCGGCCAGATACCATCGGCCGGAACGGTAGGAAACATGGCTGTCCAGTTGGCGATGGTGTTGGGGTGCAAGAAGGTGGCGGGGGTCGGAATGGACTTGTGCTATGCCAAGGACGGCGACGGGTGGCGTTACCGCGCCCAAGATTACGTCAAGGAGGGCGACAAGTGGGTTCCCAAGGCATCCACGCCCCTCTACGACAACGACGAGCGCGTCTCCCGTTCGTTCCTTAAACCTCAAGGGACGGCCTCGGAACCCGACATGAAGACGCCGGAAGGTTCCAAGGAGCTTTCCTACCGCACCGACCCTGAGCTTGCGATCTATGCTAAGTCGCTCCTGAACATCATCCAAGCCTTCAAGGAGTTGGACTTCACCACTTGTTCTACGTGGAACATTTTTCAGCCGTGGGGAGTGAAGCAAGCCAGCCTCGCTGAATGGGCCGCCGAGAATTGCAAGAAGACTTTTCAGGAAGGCCGTACGGTAGTCTGGCACCTGGACGAGATATTGAATCTGCCTCCGGCCATCAAAGGGAGTTGGGAATGAAACTTTTTTCAGGCATTAAGCTCACGATCCCTCTGGAATGGATCGCCAAAATGACCGCCAGCACGTTCAATGTGGAGGGAAGCATCTCTATCTCGAAGGGGGCGAAATACCCTCTGGCTGGCGAATGGTGGGTCGTTTCAGAAGTGGATAGCAAGGGCATCAGGCTTGAGCCAGCAGATAAAAGCGTGAAGATCAGGGAGGAGGTTCCGCGATGAACGCGCCAGTGAAGCCTCAGAACGAATGGCCGTCTTCTACGAGGCCGTTCCTGTCGAACCCGCCAGAAGGCTCCATCGGGATCGCCATCCCCATGCGCGACAACCTCAAGTTTTTCAAGCTGACGTTCCACTCCATCTTGGACTTCACCGATCACCGCTACGTCATGGCGATCGTGGACAACATGAGCGGGTTCAGGACTTCGGAGTATTTGAAATATACCCCGCGCAACCACAACGTCAACGTCCTCAAATACCAGAAGGAACACAGCCTCGCGGCAGAAGCAAATATGGCCTTCCGGTTCATGTTCGCTTTCGCCAGCGTGAAGTACGGCATCCTCGTGACGCCGGACGTAGTCGTGGAGCCGGGCTGGGCATCGCGCCTCATCAAGACGCTGACGTCCGATCCGAAGGTAGGGATCGTTGGCCCCATGACTTCCCACGGGCCCGTGCCTCAGCGCATGGGGCGTGAGGATACGACCTATCCGGCTCAATCCGTTAGCTCCTTCTGCATGGCATTTAGGCGTGAAACATATGAGAGCGTCAACGGTTTCGATGAGGCGTTTATGGGTCGCGGATATGAAGATCAGGATTTTTGCCATCGTGCCGAGAAGAAGGGGTGGATGACAGTAGTGGACGCCAGCGTGTTCATTCACAGGTTCCCAAAGACGGGACTGAAAGACGATATGGCGGTGGTCGCTAAGAACGAGGCGTTGTTTCGATCGCGCCTCAACGGGACGGTGGCCGTTTGAAGGCCGCCGAACGGTTCACTGCGTGGCTCAGGTCTGGCGTAGAATTCAAAGATCATCTGCAATTCCTCTACCTCCATGCGGAAGGGAATGTATTGGAGTTGGGAGTGAGGGAAGGCATCGCAACGTCGGCGTTGCTATACGGCGTCGAACAAAACGGAGGGAAAGTGTGGAGCGTGGACTTGAACGACCGATGCTCGGAGGTTTTCAGATCTCATCCGAATTGGAAATTCATCCACGGAAATTCTCTGGATGTGGCGCGTCTGAAATCAGAGGGTGTTCCGAGCGAGTTGGATCTCCTGTTCTGCGACACGATCCACACTTACGAGCAAGTGAATTTGGAATTGAAGACATGGGGGCCGTCGGTCAAGCCGACGGGACTCATCATGGTGCATGATGTGAACAAATACCCGCAGACGCTTGACGCCTGCGAGGGTTACGCGAAAGCGAATGGGATGTTGATCCGCGTGAGGCCGGGGAACGGTGGTCTCGCGGTGATCGCATCACCCGAAAGGAAAGGAGACCTCAAATGACCAAAGAAGTGAAGGCAGGAGACGCCGTAGATTTCAAAATCGGCGACAAGACATTGACAGTGGAAGCGGTGCCTTACGGCAATGTGAAAAAAGTGTTCAAGATCGTGTTCGATGCGATCGAAGAAATAACAGCCAGCGGGGAAACCCCGTCAGCCATGCGCGTTCCCAAGATCATCGAGGAGCGCATCAACGTGTTCTTGCCGCTGTTGTTTAGAACGGGCAAATATCCGTTCTTGAACCCGACGTGGATCGACGAAAACATGACCATCAACGATATCCGGTCGATCATTGAGACAGCGATCAAAGTGAATGGGTTAGACGATTTTTTCGCAAAGATGGGGAACCAAAAACCGGCGGCTCCCCAAGAGACGATCAAGCCGACGGTGTAGCGGGGGAATTTTGGATCTATCATTTCATGGGATTGGCTTACGGATGGACAATCGACTACGTAGACAGTTTGACGTGGCCGACCATTCGCGCCCTAATGAAGCGGATCGAAACGAACCCGCCAGTGGACTTAATCGCTGGTGCCATGTTGAAGGCGCGGCAACCAAAACCCTTGACCGAGCAAGCGAGCGCGGCAGGGTTGCCCGTCAAGAAAGGAAAGGTGAGGAGATATGGCGACAAACGCGGGTGAATTAGAAGTCACCCTAAAACTCATCGCTGATGATTTCAAAAAATCAATCAGCGGAGCCACAGACAAAATCGAAGGCTTCCAATCGAGTTTGGCCTCTATTGGAAAAGCCATCGGCGTCGCCTTTTCTGCCAAGGCTATTCTCGATTTCGGACGTGATGCTGTTCGAGCCTACGGGGAACAGGAGCAAGCATTATCCCGCCTCACCATTGCCGTTGGAAGTGATGCCGCTGGGGCGCTCTCGAAATATGCGGAGGAGTTGCAGAAGGTCACCACTTTCACAGATGAGGGCATCCTCGCCTTGCAGACTCAGTTGGCGAATTTTGGACTTATGCCTGGGACGGTCAAAGCTGCGACCAAACCCATTTTAGATTTCGCCGCCGCGACCGGAAAAGACCTCACGGAAGCAACCAATATTTTCGGTCAAGCGTTGGCCGGAAACTCGCGTGAACTCAAAAAATACGGACTCATTCTCGAAGAAGGAGATTCGCGGGCTGATCGGTTAGCGAAGACCACCGCTTTGCTGACAGAAAAATTTGGTGGTGCCGCCGAGCAGATGGCTGGAACTACGATCGGTTCGATAGAAAATCTCAAGAATAGAATCGGAGAGCTACAAGAGAAGATCGGAAAAGAACTCGTCCCTGTCGTTTCGGCTTGGGTAGGATGGCTCAATAAAGCAGTCGGATATGTTGAAAGAATTACGGGGGCTTCAAGAAATGATTTGACGGTGCGGGAGATGCAAATTGCCCAACTAAAAGAGAGCAACAAGCTCATTGGGCTCGCGCTTCAAGGCTATTCTGAATATCGAAATACCCTGGTTCAAAAGATGGGAGCAGAAGCTCTCGACGATGAATTTTTGCGGAACAGAATCATCCAGAACACCAACCTTCTCGTTCAACTTCAAGCCAAAGACGCCGCTGAGAAAGCATCGGTTGTAACACTTCAACAAAACGCTGCGCTCAAAAAAGGGATCATCGACAACGAAGTAAATGCGGAGACGAAAGCGTGGAGGCAACTTGCCGCCGCAGAAAATGCGGCGAGAGACGCCACCGTTCAGCATTTGGCAGAGAGCATCGGGATGGCGAATTCCATAGTGATGACCGCGACGGAGGAACAAGGAAAGGCGTGGGAAGAATACTACGCGAAAGCTCACGAGTCTCAGACCATCTGGCGGGATATGTTCGTCACGACGAATACGGAGATGGCAAACAAATTTACGTCCATCACTGAAACGATGTTCAACGATTTCGGAAGGGCGATGGCCGATGTCATAGTAGATTCTCAGAATTTTTCCCAAGCGATCAAACAGGTGTGGAAAAGCCTCATCAAAACTCTCATCTCTGAGATCGTAGCTCTCATAGCGAAATTGGCGATCGCGCTCGCGTTCAAGTCGGCCCTCGGTTTCGGCGGAGCATCAATGGGACAGGTCGCCGCATCCATCCTCGGATTTCAGAGGCTGGCTTCAAAACCGATGGGGGAGTCCGCAACTGGAGGCATCATCAACGAACCGTCTCTCCTCACTGGACTCAAGTCTGGTAAAACTATTTTGGCGGGAGAGGCGGGAGCGGAAGCCATTGTCCCTCTTGGTAAAAGCGGCTCTGGCGGGAACATGACAGCCAAAGAAATGGGGATGGACTTTACGGGAGCGATGGATAGCGGGGGCCTGAACCTTACCGTGAACATCAGCGGACAATTCATCGAAGGGAACGAGAATCAGTGGCAAAGGATGTTCCGCGAGAAAATCATGCCTGAAATCCGGCGCATGACGATGTCCAACCCGACCGGAAACTTCATTCGACGGAGGGGGGCGACAGCATGATCGGCTCAATGATCAACTCAGCACAATTCAATACGGGCGGCATCAACGGGAACACGCTCGTTTCAGACGTCACCACCACTCTAAAGGTGATCTACAACCAAAGCGGAATCACTCTTAACTGGACGTCCGTTACTCCGGTGGTCGGATATTTCTTGCAGGTTTCCTTGTACGCCGATTTCAGGACGACGTTCGTGAACACCACCGTCGGCGTGTCTCAGTATTCATTCACTGATTCTCAGCCGTCTGGACAAAAAAGATTCTGGCGATGGGCTCCGACCCTGAACGGCATCGACCGATCCGAACCGTGGAGCGAAGTGGGGTCGTACTGGCTCGATACCGCTCTGAGCGCAGAACTTGAACTCAACCGAAACGAGTGGGCGTTCGCAGACCCAGAAGATATGCTCGATCAATACGAACTCGACCTTTTTCCGACGTCGCTGATTGTCAAGCGTAACTTGTACCGATCCCAAGAGCGCAACAGGCTCGGAGAATTGCTTTCGGAATTTCTCACCGTCAAAGATTTGGTGACGCTCAACTTCCAAGGGGCGCAGTATATGGAGATGGCTCAGCTCGCAGAGCTTGAGCGGTTTCATAATTCCAAGAGAACATTTTTTCTGGCGGCGTTCAAAGACGGGGCTTGGTTCAGGCCGATGCCTCACGTCTGGCTCGTAGAGTGCCAGCAGGACCCGACTTTCAATATGATTGCCGCCGGAAGGCCAGACCTTTTAAGCGGAACAATATCTTTTGAAGAAGTTTAAGGAGGAATAATCCATGTCATTTTTTCCATCGAGTGTACCAACAGCATTACAACTCCTCGACGCGAGGAACAACAAATCCGTCACGCTGACGGGGAACATCAACGATGTCGTAACGACGATTCCCGTCAACAGCACATCCGATATTCCGACCGCAGGGTATTTGACCTTCGAGGACGGATCAAACGAAGTCATCCAGTATACCGGAGTGACGCCAACAACTTTGACCGGAGTTACGCGTGGAGCAGATGGGACAACAGCGTCTTCCCACTCGAATGGGGGAACCATCGGGATGTGGGGAAACGCGAAATACCACAACGTTCTCTCAGAAGAAATAGTGGCGATCACCCAAAATCTTTCTGATCGGTTAGGGTTGAGCGCGACTCAAATTCTTGCGCCGCTTGGTTCAGCGGTGGCACCGTCTTATTCGTTTATGGGGATTCCAAGCAAGGGGATGTATTCCATCTCAACGCGCATTGGCTTTGCCATTGGCGGCGTTCAGATTATGCGCATCGGCTCGGACGGTGTTTCTCTTGAGGTTGGGACATTTCTTGGACAAGCTGGAAGCGTCACCTTGCCAACGTACTCATGGGCGGCAGACGACAACACAGGACTCTACAATAGCGCGGCAGATGAAGTGTCCCTCGGAACAGCGGGAGTGCAACGGTGGGTTGTCGATTCAGGTGGCCGTATGGGACTCGGAACAGCAAGCCCTATCTCATACAATTCAAACGCTCGTCAATTCGTCGTCGCCTCGTCCACTGGCTCAACAGGAATCACAATTCGTTCTGGCACTAACAATTCCGGCATTCTTGCCTTTACTGATGCAGAAGGCACGACAGTGCAAGGGTTGATTCAATACACACACAATGCAACGGCAGCAAACGAAGTGATGATTTTTAGGATTGGTTCAACCGATCATTTCACGCTTGGTGGAGGGGGTCAAATGTTTTCTCCGCTCGGCTCTGCGTCCCTTCCGACATACTCATATAACGGGGACGGAAATACTGGGATGTTTAGTCCATCGGCGGACTCTATCGGCTTCTCCACCAACGGCGTTCTCCGCGTCACCATCGACAACAGTGGGTTGACTGTCAATAGTGGAGTGTTGACATCAACGATCCAGTTCGCAGACGGAAGCGCGGCGGCCCCTTCAATTACGTTTACATCGGATACGGACACCGGAATGTTTCGACAAGGAGCTAATACTATTGGGTGGTCTACAAATGGTTCCCAAGGTCTTTCTTTCTCAACGGGTTCTCAATTTACTCTGCTTAATGCCACACCATTACGAGTTGGAGACGGGTCGGCTGGAACTCCAAGCATTTCTTTTGACAGTGACCAGGATACAGGCATATATCGTGCCGGATCAAACCAATTGAACTTTTCGACGGGCGGGGTGTTACGCTTTGGAATTACGACGGGGGACTTCAATTTTAGCACGGAGAGCAATTTGAATGCGCTGAATTGCAGGTTGGAGGATGGATCAGCGGCATCGCCATCATTCACGTTTACGAACGACACGAACACCGGCATGTTTAGGCAGGGCGCGGATGTTATCGGTTGGGCTTGCAATGGCGCTCAACATCTTGCTCTTACGACAGGGCAACTTTCTCCTGGTGGCACGGACGGAACTATGAATCTTGGCTCCGGCTCGGCGAGATGGAATACTGTTTTCGCAACAAACAGCACGATCAACACATCGCATTCATCGACGAAAGAAAACATCACTGACATCGACCCCGCCTCCGTGGAAATCCCGCGCGGCATTTTATTTGATAGGGGCGGGCGAAGATTCATGGGCTACTTGAACGACAATCTCCCAAGCGTTTGTCGGCCAATCGAGGACGGGCATATTCTTGAAACCATGAATTACGAAAATGCCGTCGTGGGTATATTATGCGCTCACGTTCGCAAGCTCGAAGATGAATTGGCAGACTTGAAATCAAAAGCAAAATTCAATTAGGGGGAAATCATGGCTGACGAAATTACAAAGTGCGACAAAATTCTCAACGAAGATGACTCAATCAAGCAGTACGATTTCTCGTATCGCCTTGAGGAATCGGGGAAGGTCAATACGTTCTGCGTGACCGTTCTTGCATCCGAAATGACCACACCATCCAGTGAAGCTGAAGCCAAAACGAAAGCCAACGTAAAAGCGGCGGCAATCAAAACCGCCTGGCTTGCGCAAGAAGAAACAACGTCGGAGGAAGTTGCCTCGGTTATAGGTGGAGTGACTTTGTAAAAATCGCGACTCTCGGCATGACCGAGGGAAAGACGAAAGGAGAAAAACAAAATGAAGAAATTGACAGGACTCGATGACAAAATCCTCAACTTGGAAGATGTAGAAGTGGACGAATCACAACTTCCGACGTTTCGGTTTTTGATCAAACTCATCCTCAATAAGCAGGTGGCGAAAGACGCCGATGAATCACTCGATGTGAACCAGATCCTTCTCAAGCTCCGGCAAGTGGAGCCGGACATCGAGCTTGAAAATGCGGAGTTCAAAATCATTCGCGAAAAGGTTGGGAAGAATGAGGCCAAATTATTTCAAGGGCCGCACGGACAGGTCTTAGCCTACCTCGACAAATGCGACAAGGCTTCAGAAAAAAAGCCAGACCTTGAGGTAAAATAGTGGCTCCATCTCTTGCATTTTTGCAGGAGATGGCTCGCAAGCGCGGGTCGAATCCGAAGACGAAGATCGAACATATTTCCAAGTCGAACACCGTCACGGACATCTCGCGCTATTTCCTTTCGGGCGCAAACCTCGAACAAGTCAAGGAACGCGCCCCTGATGAGATTCAGGCCGGTCAATTCGACGTCATCCTGTCTAATCATGACGATTATTTCTCAGAGTACAAGACAGGCGGCCTATTCTCGTCGGGCGATTATCATGGAGACCGCATCCGCATTTCTCAGGGGTTCATCCTCCCTGATGGGACGGAAGAATATCTGACGCAAGGGGTCGGGTACATAGATCAACTGTTGACTGATTCATCTGTCTCCCGCGTGACGCTTAGGTGTCGTGATCGAATGTGGCAAATCATGGACAGAAAACTCCATGCGAGGCCAACATCAGAAGTTCCAATAGCGGGAGGAGGAAACGTCGGGAACGGATACGTCACAACGATTCATACCAAGCCATTCGCAACGGTCAACCAGACGTGGACTCTAACTTGCACGCTCGGTGGTGGGGATGGTGTGGCGACGTTCTCTGTTGTTGGAAGCGTGTCTGGATCTATCGGTCCTGCCACAAGCGGAACAGAGTTCATCTCAAATGCGGCGGGACTCAAGTTTACCATCAAGGTCGGGACGCTTAACTGGACGGTCGGAGACAGTTTCACATTTTCAACGAGACAGCATCCTCAATGGACGACGACTAACCTCGGAAAAATAATCTGGTCGATTCTCACGGGGTACAATTACGACGCCAATACGCTTGAGAATTTCTCGGAGTTCGTATTCAACTTCTCGAACACTCAATCGAGCGCAAACCCAGACCTTGATTACGATTCATTCGTGACAGCCATCGCAGACATCACGACTTTATCTGTGTTTAATATCACGGGGTTTGTCCCGTATGATTCCGAAGCGGTGGAAGTTTTACAGACGTTGACCACCTTGGTTCTCGGCTCTCTCTACACGGGACAAGATGGACGGATTAAGTTTAAGGTGTACGTTCCAGACCCAACGGCGGTAGTCAACACGTTCGCAGACGAAGATAAAATAACGAAACTCTCGTACAACCGAACGATTGACGAAGTGATCAATTCGGTTTCCGTTGAATACATCCGCACGGCCAACTGGCCTTTCTCCGATGAGGAATTGGTGTTTGATGGCCTCCACGTAGACAAGGACACGTCTTCCATCTCGACCTACAAAGAACTCGCAGTAGCCTTTACGATTCCGTGGCACACGTCCACGGGGCAACACGTTCAAGACTTTGCAGACAAACTTGTCGCTCGCTATGCGGAACCGCCAGTCAACATCTATTTCGAGACGGGGATGGATGCGCTTGAGACAGAGATCGGGGACATCATCGGATTGACTGATACCAAGTATGGATTCCAAGCGGCGGTCGGAGAAGTGGCGATGGTGAGAAAACAGTTTGATATCCGTCCATCAAAGATCGCGCTCATGGTTCGTCGCGACAATCAGATCGACCAGATATTCGGACTCATCGGATCAGAAGCCAACGAAGGAGACGGCGAGAGTCCGCAGACGGACGATTACGATTCAGCGACCGTGGCCGAAAAAGCCAAGTATGCCTATTTCGGAGACGCGGGTTCGCCGCCGCCGGATTACAGGATTTTCTGATGGCTTACCAAAACCTCGTCGATCAATTTATTTATAAACAACCTCTCTTGCGATCTAAATTCGATCAGCTCGGAGAGAACGACCAATACCTCAAGGACAATGGCTGGCAGGATTCGGTCAAAGTTGTTTTCTTTCAGGCGGCAGTTCCGACCGGATGGACGCAAGATGTTTCGGCTAACGACAAGTTTCTTCGCGTGGTAAACAACACGGGAGGAAACCCCGGAGGTGCCGTCGGTGGATCGCTTGCCGTTTCCTCTGGGTTGACGTTGGTTCACGATCACGGAACTATTACGGGGGTTGGGAATCACAGCCATTCTGGAATATCGTCTCATGCGCACGGAATGACTACGGGAGTGGGGTCGAATTCCATAGGCTCCAACTTCCCAACCGCTATAGGCAATACAGTAAATTCTCAATTTCAAAACACGTTCGGATCAGGTTCGACTCCGCGTTGGTCAAAAAATTTCGTCACGACGGCAAGTGATGTTGATGCAACAAGTTCGGCGGGAAGCCACAGCCACGCTTCAAACAGCGCTCTTTCAAATGTTCAGCCAGCTTATGCTGATGTCATCATCGGAGTGAAATCAACATCTTCCGGTTACACGGATTTTACGGCTTTTTTCAACCACAACGATCGCATCCGCTATGAACCTTTCGGAGCGACGTCCGGCTTATATGGGAACGACGTATTCAATCAAGCGCGTCTCACTCCGACCGGAACGGTGTCGATGTTTTACAACGCGGCCGCTCCGACAGGATGGAGTAAGCTCGCAACGCAAAACGACAAAGCTCTCCGCATCGTTTCAGGAGCCGGAGGTGGAACCGGCGGGAGCCTTGGGACAGGACAGACAATTACGCTTCAACATATACACTCCACTGCCGCTTCCGGATCTCACTCTCACACGCTCGGAAGTCATCGTCATGATGTTGGTCAAGTAACAGCTGGCCCCGCTTCATTCAGCGGCGTGTTTTTTTATATCACCGTTGACGGAAGCGATTACTTCAAACCGACCAACAACGATGGATCGGTTCAGAGCGCCGTCAAAGGCCGCACGAATAAAACAGGCGGCGGTGGCGCGTCTGGCACAGACCCCGATCATACACATACACTCAACTCTTCTTTGACCAATATAGTTTTGGCCTACGTTGACATGATTCAGTGCCAAAAACTCGGAACGGGAGCGCCTTATTCATTCCAAGATTTGACATCAACAATCCAATACAAAGACCTCGTGTCAAAACAACGGCTGAACAAATACGCGCAGAATGATGAGCATATTCGCTATCACACGACACCGGCCGGATCAATCATGGCCTTCTATCAATCGGCGATTCCGCTTTTATGGACGTTGGTGTCGGCTCAGCACGACAAGGTTCTTCGCGTAGTATCGGGCGCGGGCGGGGGAAGCGGCGGGAGCCATTTGATTTCAAATGCCATCACTCTCGCTCACACCCACTCGATCACTTCGTACGTTCACAGCCACACTTATCCGAGCCATTCACACGTCATGGACACTAATTCTCAAGCCGCCGGGACTCCGATCTCGAATCGCTATCTGACCAATCCGAGCGGCAACGAAGTCCATGTCGGGTCGGACACGGGTGTGTTCGGGTCCAGGCTGAAAAATACAACAACGTCTGTCGCCACAACGACGACAACTGATTCGCACAATCACGGAGGCACAAGTTCGAGCGCACTCAGCAACGTGACGTTCGCTTACGCCAACGTAATCTTGTGCCAGAAAAATTAGGAGGCTCCATGCAACCAGAATCAACACGTACTGAGATGACCTGTCCCTTGAATGGGAAACTTTGCAAAGAGGGAATCCGAAGCGATTTCGATAGCTCGACAAAACCGTGCCGGTGGTGGACGCACGTCGCCGGGAAAGATCCGCAATCGGAAAAAGTGATCGACCATTACGATTGTGCGATGGCGTGGGTTCCGGTTGTCGTTTTGGAATCCTCTCAGATGACGCGTCACATGACCGCGACTACTCAAGAGTTCCGCAACGAAACAAACGAGAATATGAAGGGATTTGCCGGAGCGATGGCGAAAGCGGCTCACGCTATTCAAGACTTGGCCGACACACAACGCGAGATGATCGAGGCCGTTCCTCTCCCATCTCTTGAGAACAAGGAGAACAACGGCCATGAGAACTGACTGGGATGACGCGATCGCATTTGTACTTGAGCAAGAGGGCGGGCTGACCGACGACCCGAACGATCCAGGTGGCGTGACCAAATTCGGGATCAGCAAAAAAGCGTACCCGAACCTGGACATCCGCAACCTGACGGTGGCGGAGGCGATGGATATTTATAAGCGCGACTACTGGGCACCTTGCAAGTGCGACGAACTCCCGCGCGAGTTTGCGATCTCGCTTTTCGACTGCGCCGTGAACCAAGGGACGCAGACGGCGATCTGTATCATGCAACGCGCTCTGAAAGTTAAAGATGACGGCATCATCGGGCCAAAGACCCTTGCGGCGGCCCACGCGGCGCAACCACGTGCGATGCGTCTGGCTCTGGCCGAACGGCTCGCGGCATACGCTCGGCTCATGGCGGCCAAGCCGAACCTGCTCGTGTTCGCCATCAACTGGTCGTTCCGGGTGCTGAGTCTCGCCAAGAGGATCGGTGTATGAGCGAAGAAATTAAACAGCCATCCGCCGTCACAGAGAACGTGGTGTTCCAACTGGACTCCGATCGTCGCCGGGAAATTAACGAGGTCAAG